ACAGCTGTCGACAGGTTAGACCCAAGGTTAGCCGTTAGGGAAGTCCAGCCCTCATCCAGAGCTGCTCCGATCTCGCCGGCCTTGGTAGTAAGAGATTCTAAAATCTCGCCGCCCTTGCTTGTTACAGTTTCGGTAATGCTATCCCAGACAGGGCCGACTGTATCTTTTAAAGTATTCCACGCCCCGGAAAAGTCTCCCGTCAATAACTGGCCTAACGCCTCAAGAAGGCCAGACACTGTTCCAACCACGGTGCTGACCACATCGCTGATAGCGTTGAAGACATCGCTCACAACCTGCTGCACGCCTTCAACAGATATCTGAAAGTCACCCCCAAACAGGGATATCAGATTATTGATGACCTCCACGATGGCCGTCACGACAGAGGAGACCACCGACTGGATGCCACTCCAAACGGAGCTAAAAACCCCAGAGAGCGCACTCACGGCCCCGGACAGGTCGCCGCTGAACAGGGCGGCCAGGCCCTGCACGATGCCAGCTATGACGCTGACCACCGTCGAAACGGCTGCTGACACCGCCGAAAAGGCACCAGTGAACAGAGGAGCAATAGTGCTGCAGAACCCCTGCCATACACTGGACAGGCCCTGGACGATGGAACCAAAGTCCACACCCATGGCAGACAGGGAAGACTTGATGCTCTCAATCGAGCTGGAGACAGAGGACTTCAGCCCCTCCCAGATGGACGTCATCTTGGAGCGAAAACCCTCATTCGTGGCCCACAGCGTCATAAACGCCGCCCCGAGAGCGGCGACTACTCCGATGACGGCGGCCACCGGAGCGGATATGCCAGCGACAGCAACCCTTACCGCCGCCATGCCCTTCTGGAATCCCTTTATAGCAGTAGACGCTTTCAGAAAAACCCCGGGGAGCTTCGCCCCTACGATCAGGAGAGGAGCGAAGGAAGCGGCCAGGTCTCCAAATGAGGCGGACCCGTCGCCTAGACCGGTGAGCGCCGACCCGATGTTAGAAACGACGCCCTTTGCTACTGAGGCGGCCAGGGACGCCCCTGCCGCGATCAGACGGGGGGCCGCCGCCACAAGCGCCTCACCGATACGGGCAACGGCGTTTTCCGCCGCGCCGATGAGCTCCGGGGAGCCGCCGGCCAGACCCTCAGCCAGGGCAACGATGGCATCCGTCCCGGCCGTGATGAGCTGGGGGCCTATCGTCGCGATGCCGTTCAGGATCTCCGCGCCGATCTGCGTCGCCTCCTGGGCCATCGCCGGCAGCTGCGTGGCCATGCCCTGAAGGAAAGACGCCACTACCGTGCCGCCGGTGGTTATAAACTCCTTGGTGTACGTGCCCATGACACTGAACAGGCCAGAGACCATCTCGGCAGCGGCTTGCCCCATGGCGGGCGCGTTCTGCCGGATGCCGGCTCCAAAGCTGGTAAGCACGCTCTTAGCGGCCTGGACAACGGCCGGGGCGTTCTTCGCGGCCATGGTCAGGGATTCCCCCAGAACATCACCAAAAGCACCTGCCAGGCCGGTCAGGCCGCCCTTGCCCAGAGCGTCGCCCAGCTTGGTGACCATCGTGGTGGCGTACTGCGTCATCTCACGCAGGGGGTCCCGGATGTTCTTGTATATACCTATCCCGACATCTGCCAGGGCAGACCCAAGGATGGCCGTGTCGCCTGCCAGGTTATCCATCTGGATAGCGTACATCATAGCGGCCGCCCCGATGCCTTCGCTGGCATTTTCGGCGGCGCTCTGAAGCTCATCCCATTTGTCCAGGTTATCAATGAGCGCCTGGGCCGCCGCCCTATCCGTTTGTTTAAATAACGTGTTGATGACGTTATCCTTGGCCTGCTGAGTATCCAGGGTGTCCAGATAGTTTCCGATGTCGCCCAGGGTCTCCTGCAGCGGGCGCATGTTCCCGTTGGCATCATAGGCAGAAACGCCCATCTTCTCGAACATGGCCTCGGCGTCAGCGTTACGCGCCTCCTGCAGACTGTTGATGATGTTCCGCAAGTGCGTGCCGCCCTCTGACCCGGTGTAATCCACGTTAGCCAGGATGCCCAGCGCGGCCGCGGCCTCATCCAGCCCGCCGGCCAGCTTCCCGCCTGTCGCGCCTACGGTGGTGATGGCATCGCCCAGCCCGGCAACATCGGTCTTTGCCTTGCTGGCCGTGATCGCCAAGACGTCAGCAAAGTGACTAAAATTTTCCTCGGTGGTGTCTAGGCCCAGAGATGCCAAGCCGGCCGTCAGATAGCGGGAAGAGTCTGCCAGGCTCAGGGCGCCGGCCCCGGCAAGATTCAGGACAGTAGGCAGGGCGGTGGTGGCCTGGTCGACGCCATAGCCAGCCATGGCCAAGTTGTTGAGCGCCTGAGCCGCCTCGGTGGCCGAGAAGGAGGTAGTCGCCCCACACTGCCTGGCGGCAGCTTCCAGGGCGTTAAAATTCGCAATGCCCTCCTCCGAAGACGTGTCCAGGAGCATGGTCGCCGCCACCTGGGACATGGACGACTCAAACTCCTTTCCCACATTAACGCTCGCCGCGCCTATGCCGGCAACAGCAGCGCCGGCCGCAAGCATACTCGTGGATGCGGCCTTGGCAATGCTGGAGATACCGCTCTGGACGGTGCTCAGCATAGAAGTAAAGGAACTGTCGATCTTACCGGCAATCTTGATTGCCAGCTGCTGCTCCTTACTTGCCATACGCGTCCGTCACCTCCTTGGCAATTTCAAATAGCTCATTTATGGCTAAGTCATAAAGAGCATCGAGCCCCGTCTTCAGAAGGATTGCCATCCGCACGCATATGCGGCGTATGGATGCGCCGTCACCTGGGCCTATTCCGCTCCGAAGAAAAAAAGCGTGACTCTATTCTTGACTTTTACAGCTTCCCTGGGCGGGAGCCCCTCGAAGAACTCGACGGGGAGCTTGGAGCCCATGGCCGCAAACATAAGAGCGTATTCCATGGACATTTCGGGGAGCGCCGACACAGCGCCGGACCGGTCAAGCTTGCGCTGCACCGTGATCATGTCCCTGGCAGACAGGTCCTCGATGCCGGACAAGTCCACGCCCTCGTAGGTCTCGTCCTCGAAGGTGTAGGGCTTTGCAAACTTGATATAGTTATCATTCTCATCCTGCACGGCTGCAGGGGCGGGGGGTGTGGTGGCCTTTACCGCCTCGGCAGCGCCGGCATCGTCCAGGTGCTCCATGATCTTAGATACTGCCATCTGCTATTCCTCGCTTTCTTGCTGTCAGACCTTATCAGATCTGCTTCTTGACCTTCTTCAAAAGGTCTTTGCCGTTGACTTTGTAAACAAAGTTGAGCTTATCCAGCTCGAAGACCTTCTCCCCGGAGATCTCAAGCAGATAGTAGAAGATCTCGACTTTCATCGACGGGGCAGAGCCTGCGCCAGCCTTAACGGATCCAGAAGTAAAGCCCTTGTTCTTGCCCTTGATGACAACCCTGGTGGGCAGGAAGTCGGTCTTGCCGCTGGCTTTTTCGATCGCCTGCCGGCTGATCCTAAGCGTGATGGAGATTGCATCAACCATGGACGCGATCTTCCACTGCTGCTTATCGTACTCCCTAAAGGGAATCTCGATTTCGTTGGCGCCAAAGCGGCCGATGATGGGCTCGTCGATCTCGCCCAAGATGCCGGCACCGTTCAGAGCCTCGGTAATCGCCTCCCAATCCGGGAGCGTCACCTCATCGGAGATGCCCAAAAACTGGGTTGCCTTTTCCCCGAAATAGACGTTGTATGCATTGACCTTGGTCGGTCTTGCGCTGTCAGCCATGATTATTCACCTCCCAAAGCAGCCTGAAGCAGGCTCGGATCAAACTCGAGGACGTTCACGATGTCCTCGGCCGGGGTATACGGGGCCAGCAGCTGGTGGAACTTGATCTTCCCATCAAGGACGTCGAGGATGGTGTTCTCGTCCTCACGGTATTCGATCACGGCTCCGGCGCACTTGCCCTGGGCAACCAGGGAGTTGCCCTTCATGTTCTCATCGTCCACGATGGCCTCGATCAGGCGATAGTTGGCCGGGGAGTCCACGCGCTGGTGATAGGTCAGGATAAAAGAGTTACCCCACCAGCTGAAGAACCGGCGGCAGCAGAACCACATGTCCTTGGGGTCGGTAGAGGCCGGGTAGGCGGCGGTACGGTTGCCCCAAAGGATCCAGCCGTTAAAGTTGTTAAAAGTGGACACGCCGAAGGAGTTGACCACGTTGGCTCTCTGCTCGTCCAGTACCACCTCGGTGCCGTCCTCCAGGCAGATGCCGGAGATAGCGATCGGGATGTTAGACGGGGAAAGGTTCGGAATGTCATCGTTGTTGGCGTCGGTGTATGCCGTATAGGCCGCCTTGATGGCAGAGCCGTGATAGATCTTGTCGCCGATCTTCGCACAGGGCCACATGATGTCCATATGCTCGGAGATCATGGCGGACGCTTCCTTCACGTCGCCCACGTCGGTGTACTTGGTTGCTCCGGTCTCGGAGGAATCCAGGTCGACAATGCACTCGCAGGAAAAAACGCCATTGATGCCTTCACACTTGGCGGCGAGAGCTGCGGCGATGTTGGGGTCGGAGGACCAGCCGGGGCACACAAGCAGGCCCGGCGTCAGATTAAGCTTGGGGAATACCTGCCGGATGACCTCCAGGCCCTTCTCGGCGCCGGTGGAGGCGTTGTAGCCGCCGATGATGTCGGCCTTGGTAACGGCATCCGGGTCGATGGCCTTGCCGCTCACGGACAGCGTCACGGCGTTGCCGTTGGCCATGCCGCCCAGGACTGCCAAGATGGTGATCACAGCATAGCCCTTGTCGTCGAAGGTGACGGCAAAGTCGACGTCCTTCTGCAGAGCAGTGTTGTTGTACTTGACGACCAGCTCATCCGCCAGGATACCCAGGTCCGTGGTCACGATCTGGCCGTTGGACGTGGTGTAATTTTTTGCCGCCAGGGTCTTCACGTGGACCGTCGGGTCCAGGACGTTGATGGCTACCAAAGGAAAAACGTTGGTGACGCGGAAGGACGCATCGATGCTCTCGCAGATATTAAAGCTCGCGAAATCATCGCTATAGCCGAGGAGCTCAGAAGCCTCGGCGAAGCTATTGATCAGCAGCGGAGTATTCGTGCAAGCATACGGATCCGCCGCCAGATTAACAGGGGCAGTGCCGACGACCACCTGAAGACCGGCGGTCCCATAAATCGGTACTGTCAAGCTGGTAGGCTGTTCCAGCACCCTCACGCCATGGTTAAATGCCATTTTGTGTACCTCCTTTACCTAGTGACTGCGGTGCCCTGCACCATGTCATAGAGCATCCGATACCGGCCATCCGGCAACGTGATCGCCTTGGCCACCTGAGCACACTGCCCAAACGGGACGATCAGGCCCCGGATGGCGGGGACCTCCTTGACCTTGGCCTCCAGGATGCCCGGAACCGTGCCATCTGCGAAGATGGTCCCGTGCTGGACGATCCTGTCCAGAGACGGCCCCATGTAGATAGTCGCCTTCAGAGCCTCCTCCCTGGGGGCTTCGGCTTCGGCCTCGGTCTGGGCTTCGTCTGCTCCGGCGCTCTCCTCCAGAACGCCGCCGAGGCCCTCGCCGTCTTCTACCAGCGCCGTGTTGATGGGCGGCGCTACTGTCACATTATCCATCATGTATATCTATCCTCCCTTCTGATCGGGACAAGCTCGAATTTTAGAGCCATCCCCCCGAAGAAATAGGGGTACGACTCTTCCTCCTGAAGCGCCCACTGTATGGGCATGACGCATTCGTACGAATGCGCTAAAACAGGGTTCTTAGAAAACCGGTGATGAATCACCTGGATCATGTGCATGATGTCCTTATAGCCCTGGTTGTCATAACGCTTGTCATGGACGCCCAGAAGCAAGGTCATGTACACCGTCTCCCCGCCGTTCGGCTCCTCGATTGTCCCCTGGCCGAGTCGGACGATGATATAGGGGAACGGGTCCTCCTGGCTCTCGGCGGCGTAGTAGGTGCCCTCCTCGAGCTGTTCGTCTGTCAGGCCCTCCGGCAGGTCCTTGACGCCCTGGACGGGCAGGAACTGCTTGTAGACATGGAGGGAAGTCGGGTTCCCATCCACGTCGAAGTAGTGGGAATCTGAAAAGAGGCCCTCCAGCTCCTTGGCCAGGTCATCCTGTAAATAGGTCGCTATCATGCGTCAACCTCCTAGGATCCTGTCCACGGCTGCGTTGACTTGGGTCTGCAGCTGGGCCATGATCAGCGGCTCGGTTGGGCCGTACACCTGGCCCTGGTTGCCCACCATGGACGGGACGGAGAGCGAATAGAGTTTTTCTATAGGCAGCCTAGAGGAGCCTTTCCTGACGAAGGGCCCATAATACTCGCCGACTTGGTTTTGGAAGCCCTTGGAGCCAAAACCTTTTGCGCCGTTGGTGGTGTTGATCAGCGCGGTCAGCGTGTTGCCGTGGCCCACGCCGCCGGAGACATCAAACTCTTTCATCTCCTCGGTGCCGCCCCTCACGTAGATGATGGCGGTCAGGTCGCCGGCCGTGGCCCGCTTCATGGACATGTGGGAGGTGATGTCCTTATTCTTCTTGCCGTAGGTGTAAACCTCCCTGGTCTTGGATACCAGGCTTTTCTTGGCAGACGTCGCCGTCCGGTTGATGGCGTTCCTCAGCGCCCGGGGGGCCTCTTCCCCCATCCACTTCAGACGCCGGTCCAGTGCGTTGACGTCGGCCTGATCCAGTTCTATCTCTATCCGCATGTCAGCTCTTGTTAGCCTCCAGATGGATGGAGTAGACGCCGTCCTCGTTGGTGGAGTCGGTTACTTTGTAGGTGCTGCCGTCCAGGCGCACGATGGAACCGACGGGAGGAAGCGGCCCATAATCCCGGGCCTTGACATAGATGAGGGTCGTCCTCACGTTCACGCCGTCCATGTGGGACTTGGCCTTCTTCTCCCGGTCTATCAGCTCGATGTTGTCCACCAGCGTCGGGATCTGCTTCCCGTTCACCGTGTGAACGGCGGCGAACTCATCCACATTGAGAAACACGGCCCCCACGTCTTCACGGATTTGTTCTTTGAATGTCATCCGTCTGCCTTCTTTCCCGGGCGCTTCCGCGGTGTCGGGGTGGCTCCTCTGGCCTGCGGCGGCGGAATCTTACCCACCAGGTCAGCGCCAGGACCGTGGCTAGGCTGCGCCTTGCCCTCCCGCCCCGGCTCGGCCGTCCTGGGCTTTGCCTTGGCGGGCTTTGCTGGCGGCGCTGGTTCCCCGTCCTCTGAAGCGGGAGCAATGCTCCCAGCCTCTACCCAGGCATCCATGAGGGCCTGGGGCACGCCACCCGGCACTGGGTAGCCCATGCGGTATAGGCCGCTCTGATAGCAGACGGACCTGGTAAAGATGTATCCCGCCATGCCCGTCACCCCATGAGCTTCACGAGGACCGTACCGTCGCCGGCTTCTGCCGCCGCCACGGCGTACCCGGCGAAGACTGCGCCGGTGCCCTTGGTGGCGCTGATAGCGCCGCTCACAAGGTACACGTCAGCGCCCTGCGTGATGGCGGCAGCATCCTTAGGCATCTCATAGATGCCAGTCATATGCACGGCCCCGGTGGCCCCGTCCTCAATATCCGCAGCGGCCACGCCGACATGACCGCCGACTGCCACAAGCTCCAGGGCCTCGATCTTAGCCCCGCTGCTGTTGGTGAGGTCGATGGCTTCGCCACGGTACTGGTATGTTGCCTTACTCATAACCACACCTCCTTTCTGTCAGCAAAGTTTATGCAAGGATCGCCCCGCCGTTTTTCACGATGCCCCGGAAATCCCGGACGGAGACGCCCCAGTCGAGATAGACATCCCACACGAAGCCCAGGGTTCCCGGCGTTTCCATCCTGCGGATGGTCGGGGTCTCCTGCCCGTTGAGATAGTCGACCTGGATGCCCTTCGCGCTGGACGGGTCTGCCACCATGAACCACGGGCACTTGCCAGTACCAGCGAGGGCATTGAGAACCGGGCTCTCCACGATCTCCAGCGGGTAGTTGTAGAGCGGGTTATAGTCATTGTTGGAACTGCCGGTCACCTGCGCGCTGTGGAAAATGACGCTCAAGTCGAAGCCGTAGCCTACCGGGACAACGATGGTCTTCGGCGTCACATAGATGGCGTCGTCGAACCGGTCCGTCTGCTTCTGGAGCAGCAGGATCATCGCCTGGATGGCCGCCTGCGTCGGGGCGGAGTCTGCCGTCGCCACGTTCTTGTGGGTGGCATGGAACAGGGCCACGCCGTCATAGATGACCGGGTTGTTATACAGGACCCCGAAGCACTGCTTGTCGATGGTCTTCTTGGCGGCAGCGGCGTAGAGCCCCGGCACCTGCGTGAGGAACCCGATGTCATCATTAATGAAGGCCTGCCTCGTCATCGAGAACTGCTTCCCGTAGGTGCCCAGCTTCCTGGTCGGCAGCATGGCCGTGCTGGGCTTGTCGGCGTGGATCTCGCCGCCCTCCGGAACTTTCTCGAAGTCGCCCACGCCGCCGATGACGTACTCATGGTCAGGAGACTCTTTGAAATCCTGCAGCGTGCCCTTGACCGTGAACCGCTCGAACGTTGTCGGCACCTTGTTGTAAGCGTCAACGATTCCCTTCCTGATCGTCTGGTCCATGATCGCCGGAAAGCTGGAGGACGGGTTGTAGAACTGCCTGCAGAGGGCGTTATACAGGTCGTCGGAGCTTGCACGGGACAGCTTCCCAGAACCGACGGACACGCCCTCGCGCTCCAGGCACTCGATGGCCAGGTCCCGCAGGCTGATCCCCCTGAAGTCCCTGGCACCGTCTGCCGGCGTAGCCGGGGTGATGCCGGAACGCATCAGGAGGCCGTCAGCGGCAGCGGCCCGGAACTTGTCCTCCTCGGCCGCTTCGACCTGGACGGACGTCCTGATCGGTGCCCGGTTGGAGCGGATGTGCTCGATCAGGGCGGCCCTGACCGCCTCGACAGAGCTGCCGTCCTCGATATAGGAGCGGCAATCCATGCCGAACTCCCTGCACATGTCTGTGATCTCACGGACCCGCGCTCGCTCTGCCTCGACTGCCGCCCGCGTATCTGCCGCGCCGGATGCCGGTGTGGCCACCCCGGGGGCAGCTGCCGGTGCCGGCTGGGCCGCCTGCCTTGCGTCGATCTCCTCGAGGGTGCGCTGCAGGCTGTCAAACTCTGCACGCTCCTCGGCGGTCATCGCCCTGCCCTCATTCCTCGCCGCATCCAGCAAGGCACGCTGGCGGGCGAGAATCTCCTCTCTGCCCATATGGCTATACCTCCTTATGTCTCAAATTGCTGTTATATGTATACAGCCTCTGGTATGTCTCAAGCATGTCTGTGCCCGGGACCTCCAGAGACCGGCCAACCCCCACGGTTGCATCTGCCGGGACGGACACGATGGACACCTCGTAGGGCGTCCAGCGCTTAGCGATGGAGCAAGGGCCGGTAAACCGGCCGTCCTCTGACACGGCGCCCGGCGCCACGTCCTCCCACACGTCCACGGCATACCCGACGGACACGCCCTTGAGCGTCCCGCCCCTGACCTTCTGAAAGATGGTCTCGGCGTCTGCGTCAGCGTCGAACGTGACTTGCGCATAGCCCCGGTTATCCTCGATCCAGGCCTTGTCTATCCTCCCCAGCACTTCGTCCCGGTCATGGTTAAAGAGCAGGACGCCGATGCTGTTCAGGCGGTCCAGGTCGACGCATCCGTCGGCATGGCTCAGTATCTCAGGGCCAAACCACCTAACATAGGGATCCTCCGAGGAAAACGACAGCGTGAAGGTCCGGCCGCCGGCCTCGTCTTCGGCCTCCCGGATGAAGCACCCGGGGAAGGACCGGGTCGCATTACTGCTCCTGTCCTGTCCCGTCGCCGTCGTCTTCATCTGGCTTGCCGCCGCTGTCTTCTTCGTCTCCCCCGGCGTCGTCGCTGCCGCCGTCCGCTTCATCGGCGCCTGGTTCGTCCGGACCGCTTTCCGCGCCTTCCTCCGCTGCCTCGTCTTGTAGCTTGCCATCGAAAATCACACCTCCTAGATCGATACCCTGGGCCCTGCCGTACTCGAGCACCTCCACAATGTCATCTATCTGGGCCCGCCAGTCGGTGCCATTTTCGGCAGCGACCTGTTTAAACGTCTTCACGCCGGTATTAAGGGCTGTCTTGGTGGCGTTAGCTTCTTTCTGCGGGTCAATCCATTTTTTTGGCTGGATGATCCATTCGTGGGCCAGGTACTGGTCTTTCTTTTCCCAGAAGTCCGGGAGGCTTACCGCACCCGACAGAACACAGGAGATGACAAAAGTCTCATAGATCTCATCCAGGACAGCTATGAGCGCTTCCTGTTCCTCGACAAATGTGAGCTCGTCTTCGATGGCTCCCTGCCGGGCAGAGGAGTAGTTTGTCTCTGACATGTCCCGGGACATGGCCTCATAGGACAGGCCCTGCCCGGCCCCGATCAGGCGCTGCATGAGTTTGACCACCTGGGCGGCGTCCACGCCCTGGCCGGTCGGGTTTACCACCGTGACGTCGTCGCCTGCGTTGAGCTCCCGGATCATGCCGGGGGTCAGACTCTTGCCCTCGTAGTCCATCCGGCGCTCCATGGATGTGGCGGGCCTGCCGACCCCAGAAACGGGGAGCGCCTTCTTAATAAAGACCGAGAGACAGGCTTCTATCCGCTGTTTGACGGACACGGCGGTAATAAACTCGTTGCAATCCCTGATCCTTGTCAGGGTCTGGGCCATGTCCGACATCTCCCGCACCTGGGAGGGGCGCTTCTTTGTGAAGTAGAAAATAACGTCCTTGGCGTCGATATACTGCGGGTCCGCCGGCGTCATCCCATCCAGCTGGTACGTCCGAATCCAGTAGCCCATGGGCCGGTTGTACTGGCTGTACTCGATGCCGTTCAAAACTTTGTTGCCCTTCTCCTTCGGCGTGGTAGCCATGCCGTCCAGCTCATCCACTTCGACCATCTGAAGGCTAAAGGGCACGATGCCGTCCCGGGTGTACCGCTTAATGAACAGGACACCCCCGTCCACCTTTTTTCTGACCACGGCCATCCTGAGGATCTCAGATAACGACTGCTGGCCCGTGACGTCACAGTTCCTGGCCTTGCACCAGCGCCGCCACAGGTCCTCTATGGCCTTGTTCACGGAGGCAGCGCCGGTCTTGGCCTGGAGCTGGAAGCCCCGGCCGATGACGTTCCGTTTGTAAGCGCCAAGGATGGCGTTCATCACATCGGAGTTTCGCTCCAGGTCCCTGGCTCTTGCTCGGACCACGTCACGGCTGTAGCCGTCCGTATTCTCGGCGGAGTCGTTCTGGACGACCCATGCCGCATTCAGGCGGCCATAGCTCCCGGCATCGTAGTGCCGGATCTCGTTATATACATTTCTCCAGGCGGCACGCCTTGCCGCGGCTGCGGGCGATACCAGTGCCACCAGGCTGTCGATCACACTCATATCCCGTCACCGTCCTGTCCCGGTAAAGACCGCTACATAGGTGTCGTCAATGAGCGGCGACGCATTGGCGGCGGCTACATCGGCCGCCAGCTCCTTCTCCATCGTCCTGAGGAGCGCCAAGTCGGCCCTGGTAAGGCTCCGGGAGCCGATCTTATAGGACTGGCCGCCGTAGAGCACGGCCTGGATGGCCTCTCGTACCTGGACTAGCCGCTCTTCCGGCGTCTGTGGTGCATCTGCCATAACGGCCTCCTCTCTTAGACCCAGTTGTCATGTGTTCCTATCCAGTTTTCCTCTGGAGTGCTCGGTTCACGTTTCGGAGGCGGCTCCGGCGGGCGCTCCGCCTCGAGGTGCAGATATCTCACGCCCCGGATGTCTGCCGCTGCCATGGCGTAGACCTCGCAGTCCAGATAATGGTTGTCGATATGAGAGCGCCTTGTCTTCCAACGCTGGACGATGCGCCCGCCGGTCTTGACGTTGACCTTGTGCTCCGCCGTCACCTGGTTGGCGTAATCCTCATCACATCCCTGATAGACCATCCATGCCCCCGTGCTGCCGGGGGACTTTTTTACACGGGCGGCGATCATGTCTTTGTATTTCTCGCCGTCCACGATGACCAGCGGCAGGCCGTAGGCCCTGCTGTCCACTTTGTCTATCTTAGAGATTTTAAAGTGGCTCGTCATAGGATTTGACGCGCCTTTGGCGGCCATGGCCCAGTCCTGGTTATCCACACAAAAAGCATACGTGCTATCGGCCTGATACCCGGAGTCGACCAGGCACAGGGCAACGAGGAACTGGTCGCCCCTGGCATTCTGAAAAGGCGTGTTCATGACCAGGGCGATATCGTCCCAGGAGAGCGCCTGCCCGTGGGCGATGTTCTGGGACGTCATGTAGTCGCCCCACGCCCTGACCGACCAATAGAAGCTCGTCTCCTGCACGTCCACGCCGGCTGTGATCAGCTTTGCCCAGTCCGGCACGACCATGGCGGGCGTCCCCGTCTGCTGGGCAAGCACGCTCTCGGCGGACACGTTCAAATGTTCGTCTTCCCATGGCTCAGCAAGCCATGAGTTAACAAAGTTCTGCAGGGCCTCCGGATCATCCTTAGACTTCATAAACTCCAGGGCAACGTCTGAAAACCGAACAAAAGGAGAGTAGAGTGTGTTTAGCCAGTATCCGACCGTCTTGTGAACAGCCGACGACTCGCGGACGATACGCCACTCGCCCCCCTGGAGCATCCGGTCTTTGTGGGCGTCAGTGATCACGCACCCGCACTCCTGGCAGACATACGCGGCCTGGTCGGCCCTGTCTGAAAAGGTCAATCCGTCCGCCTTATCCGGCCAGTGGATTTGTTTAAACTTCAGTTCGATGTACTCCCCGCAGTGGGGGCACGGGACGAAGTAGTGTTTCTCTGCGTCGGCATCCTCCAGCGCCTTCCAGATATGGCCGGTCTTTAGGGTCGGTGTCGATGTGAGATAGATCTTGGCCGTGGCAAAAGTCTTTGTCCGCTCCCTTGCCAGGGAGATAGGATCGGATTCTTTCTTGGATGCCCCGGGGAACTTATCCACCTCGTCGAGAAACAGATATTTCACAGCCTTGGATGCCAGATCCGCCGGGGAGTTGCTCCCCACCAGGTTTAAATACATCCCGTCGAACTGCATTTCCAGCAGCTCCGACTCTGTCTCGTGGTAGAGCTGCTTTAAAGCCGGGCTGTTGCTGATCATGGGCTGCAGCCTGTTCTTGGACACGCTTCTGGCTAGGTCATCGGTAGGGTATACCAGCATCATGGGGGCCGGATCCTGGGCGATAACAAAGCCCAGCATGTTAAGCAGGGCCTCAGTTCCGCCGCACTGTGTCGGCTTACAGAAGACAATCTCCCTGGTCTCGTAGTTAACCAGCTCATCCATGATTTCAGTCAGATACGGCGTTTTCCGGTTCCGCCAAGGGCCTGGCATGGCCGACGACTTCGAGTCAAGGATCCGATGCCGCTCCGCCCATTCTGAGACAGAAACATTCTCCGGCGGCCGCAGCATCCGGAGCGACTCGGCGATATAGCCGGGGATCTCAAATTTGCTCCACGAACGGCGCTTAGCCGCTGGCATTTTTCGCCCCCTTGGGTCTGCCCCTTTTTGGCTTTGCGTCCTCCGGTGTTACGCCGGCCGCGACGAATGATTCCAAAAGCGCCGCGATCTCCTCGGACATCTCCTTTTCCAGTTTTCTGGCCTCCAGCGGTTCCATCTGGTTAGAAAGCATTCCGACCACCCTGGCAGGGATCGCCATAGAGAATTTCTTGAAGCTCACAAAGAACCGGGAATAGTCCAGCTTGACCTCCTCGACGGAGATATACTCCCCGGCGGCGATCGCTGTTTTTAACCGGTGGAGCTCGCCCTGACTCTCTTTGAGTGCAATGTCTGCCTCCAGCTTCTGAGTCTTCAGCTCGGCCTCCCTATCGGTGGGACCGCGCTTATGGAAAGCTTTCTGCGACAGGTACTCCACGTACTTTTGGATGGTGGGGACCAGGTCGTAACACCGGGCCCGGCCGGGGCCGCCCTTCGGGGCCGCGATCGTCGGGATGATCCCCTCCTGGGTCAGCTCGTGGCACCGGCGGACACTGAGCCCGAAAAGCTTGGCGACGACATCGACCCGGCAGTATCGAGCGGCCGGG